TGTTGGATCTTCTCGGTCTTGCGCCTCGCGTTGACTGAGTCCTCGTCTCCAATGTCGAGGCCGCGCGTCACTGGATGCCGCCTTGGTTGAGGACGAGTCCAGCGAGACCACCGGGCGGGCCGGAGAGCGAAGGCCCGGAGCCCGGAGCGGGTGGGGGCATCGCGGCCGTGCGCGTCATCGCTTCGTTCGCGAGGGCGCCGTCCTTCGCGGGCTTCGCGGCCGCGGCGAGCGCCGCGAGTTGAGCTTGCCTTGCTCTCTGGGCGCGCTTCGCGAGGAGGTCGTCACCGGAGACGACGATGTCCGGAGGCGCGCCGACCATGTCCGCGTAGTCGTCGAGAGCCTTGTCGGCGTCGAGCTTGTCGACGATCTCGGGGAAGAGCCCGGAGTTGGCCGCCGCGAATCCGAAGAGCCTCTCGACGGCCGAGGTGCCCATCATCTTCTGGAGCGTCTCCATGATCGAGATCGGCTCGACCATGAGCTCGAGGCCGGCGATCGATGGGGGCGCAGGGGGAAGCATCCCCGCGCGCAAGAGGATCCAGAGAGCGCGCTTCACGAGCGGGTCTAGAAGTTCGTTGTGAACTCTCTGGAACGACGCCCCCAGTTGGAGCATCTTCTCTTCATGCTTTTCGTCGATCTCTCGCGCCGTGACGGGTTGACGCTGGTCACTCTCTGAGAGCATCAAGAAGAGGTCGGCGTAGAACGCCTGATTGATCCGCGTCTCGTGCATCGCGATCTCTTCTTTGACGAACGCGATCCTCGAGTCGATCGTGATTGCTGGCTCGAACTTCTGGCCGCCCTGCATCACGTCGACGTAAGTGACATCGCCCGAGAGCAGCGACGGCCGCCCACTCTTCAGCGAGCTCGGGCCAACCATCGGGGGGTTGACGATCTTCGCGATGGCGTTGAGCTTGGCCCGCTCCATCGCTTGCAGACCCTTGACCTCTCCAAGAGCCTCCATCCCTGGACAAGACCCGTAGACGTCCTCGCCGTTCAGGTCCCAGCGCGGGCACATCGCAGGGAACTCGTTGAACCCGTTCCCCTCGAAGAGCGGCGGCCCGTCCTCGGGGCCGCAGTCGGCCTCGAGCCAGACGCTCCGGAACCTTTTGCCCATCCGGTCGACGCGCGACGGGTCGTAGTCCTGGTTGGGCTCGACGCAGTGGAGAATCCTCACCCACTCGTCGTGATTGTTTGCGGCCCACTTCTCCTTCAGTGAAGGAGAAGCGTTCTCCATCCCCCACTTCTCTCCGATCTGGCCGACAGTCATCCCCACCTCGTGGTAGAGCGTGTCGACCTCCTGCCTCGAGCTCGTCGCGAGAACGAACGACCCGACCGGGTAGACGTAGCAGCGCATCAAGTCGCGGTCGTCTTCCTCGACGAACATCGCCGCGGTGCCGCAGTTGCCGAGGTCTCGATAGACCATCGGGAGGGCCGTGTAGGCGTTCGACGCATTGAGCAGCCGGTGAACGCGCTTCTCGACCTCTTGCAGCCAGCGGCGCGCCTCCTGGTCGTTCATCGTTTCCGGGGAGGGCGTGACGAGGCGGAACCAGGGTCGGGCCGGAGAGCTCGCTCCGGTCATCATCCCCGAGGCGAAGATCCTCGAGGCTCTCGTCGCCGTCGAGTTGATGATCTTGTTCGAGCGTTTGCTGCCGGCGCGATTGCGGTCCTCGAAGAGGAACCTCTGGCGCCTGGGCTGGATGTACTCGGAGATCTCGCGGAGGTGCTCGAGCCAGCCCTGGGAGATGAAGTCCGCGCGGAGCTTCGCGTGGCGAGCGACGAACCCCTTCTTGGACGAGCGGCGCTCTTCGCGCCGGATGGCGCGCATCGCATCGGCCCTGTCCTTGGCGGTGCCGGCTTCGCGGGACTCGCCGCGCTCCACCTAGCCGCCCAACTTCGCGGCCGTCGCGGCGGGCCCGGTGAGAATCGTCGACTCGCGGCCGGAGGCCGAGAGGGCCTTCTGCCGCTCCCGCAGCCTCGCGAACATCACCGTCGGGTCGAGCATCGACGGCGCGGGTGGCGGGAGCTTCGGAGCCGGAGGCATGGAGGGGGTGCCCATGACTAGACCCGGCTCGGGAGGAGCGCGATCTGAAGGGCCGCGTTGATAGCCGCCCTGATTCTGTTCTCGCCCCAGGACTCGGAGTTGTCCATGTAGACGACGTCGAACGCTTTCGCTGCCTGCGCCACCACCGTATCGAGCGCGTCGTTGATGGCCGAGGTGTTCGCCTGCACCGCATCAGTCGCCTCGGTCGCCGTTTCGGTCGTCGAGACGACGTCGGCGTCCGCGGCGTCGACGAGTCCCTGCTGGTCGTCCACGTCCGACTGCGCGCCGGCGACGACGATGACCTGCGCGTCCCAGTTCGAGATCGCCGCGACCTTCGCGTCGAAGAGCGCCCCGCTGCCCTGGCTGCCGTCGGCCACCCAGGCCGCGATGGCGTTGGTCTTGGCCGTGAGGAGCGTCCCCAGCGTCCCGGTCTCGCTCGCGAGGGTCGCGGTCAACGTCACCAACGTCGCGGCCTCAGACACCGCCACCTCTTCCGCGGCCTGAACGGCCTGCTGCGCGTCATCGAGCGTGGTGAGGAGCGCGCCTCGCGAGGCCGTGTTGTCCTTCACGTCGCCCCAGGCCGCGAGCGCGAGCACCGCGTTGGGCGTGACGAGGGGCTGCGAGAGGTTGAGGCTCACATCCGGCGGGAGGATCGAGATCTGTATCGGCATCGGCTCTCCTACTCGTCGACGAGCACCCGGCCCGTCGACTGGTTGTCGAGGCCGGCTTGAAGTGGGTTGACGGGGAAGGCGAACGTGCAGGCGAGCGCGTCAGCGATATCGGGAGAGGGCAGCCCGCGCGCCCTCATGTCGTCCTTGCTCTCGAGTTGGAACCGGCCCCTGACGTTGTGGTAGTCGTACTCGGGAGAGCAGAGCTCGGAGAGCAGATCCGGATCGGGTGGGAGGGCAGCGCCGGCCTTCAGCCAGTCGCGCATCGCGCACCACATCTCCGCTCTCTTGTTCTGGTACCTCTGGTCCGTAGCCTTCCCGCCGAAGTCCACCGGGAAGCACGCCCACTGCAGTCGCACCAACCCGTCGAAGACACCGGCGTTCCCCCCGACGTCGACGAATACCGCGCTGGGTCGCCAGAGCTCGCACTCTTGAATGACGAGCGAGATGACGTCGTTGGTGTCGAGGTCTCGCCTGACAAGCGGGGGGAACATCGCGAGCCCCTGCCGGCGCACGATCGCTGTCCGATCGTCCCCGTAGCGGGCTGCATCAACCACCAGCACCCTGGGGGCCCACGCATACTGGTCCTCGCGGAGGTGGCGCCCTGAAGCCGCACGCGCCACGTCGAGCGCGATCAGCGTCTTGTCCGATCCGGCGTTGAAGTCGCAGAGCAGTTCCTGGGCGAACTGCCGGTCGGTCATGCTCTTCTTCGCGAGCTCGATCTCCTGCTCGTCGAGGACCGCGGTCTTGTAGACGTCGAAGGTCTCCGCGTACCACGTCACGTCCGCGAGGGCCTGGAAGTAGATCGTCGAAAACAGGTTCAGCCCGTGAGGCGTGCCGATGAACAAGCACCAGGCCTTGTGGTTGGTCAGCATCGGCCGAACGACCGCGCCCCAAACCTCAGGCTTCATGTCGGCGACCTCGTCGAGGACCACCCCGTGGGGGTGCATCCCGCGCAGCGCGTCGGGGTTGTCGGCGCCGTAGAGGCAGATCCAGGCGCCGTTGGGGAGTCGGACCTGGAGGAGGCTCTCCTGGTACTCAACCCCTGGGATCGACTTCGTCGCCGACTTCAGGTACTTCCACGCGGAGTCGCGGGCCTGTTTCAAGAAGGGCGAGATGTACAGGTACCGGCCCTCGCCGGTCGTGTCGTTCATCGCCGCCATCGCGAGGGCGTTGCAGGTCATGTACGACTTGCCGGCGCCGCGGTGAGCGACCACCACCGAGAACCGGTGGCGGTACATCTGCTCGTGGACGTGGCGGCACCACGGGCGGGGGACGTAGGTCGATACGGTCTCGAGGGTCTTCATTGAGGAATTTGAAGAGATGGAAATGAGGGTGGAGGTGAAAAAATTAGGTGAGGGGGTTCCCCCGCGCGACGTCCGGCCGCCAAACCCCCGGCCCGCCCCCCGCGACGAAAGGGGACCCACCCTCGAGACTGGGGGCGGGGGCGGGTCACGCGCCGTCCTGCGGGGGGTGGACGCGCTCGTCCTCGAGCCACTCAGCACGCGCCTGCGCGCGGCGCTCGTCAGGGGTCGATTGGTCTCTCACACTGAAGGCGGGCAGCACCTCAGATGGGGCGATTAGCTCGACATCTGGGCACATCTCCACCTCTGGGGTGGGGGCGGGCAGGGCGCCGTGGGCAGTGGGTGGGCAGTCGAGCCCCACTCCAGCCCCCGGCGAGCCGGGGATCGAGGTCTGCACGATGATCCGCACGTCCCCGCTGAGGGCGTGCTCCGCGACGGGCCGCGGGTAGGCCCACTCGGTCTTGAGCCTGAGAGCGCCCAGGATGGCCCCAGCGTTGCGCGGCACCCTGCCCCGCGCCATGTCGTCGAGGGTCTGCATCTGATCGCTGGTGAGGCGCACA